AGACCGCGGCCTATAGACTGCAGAACTTTTATCTGGCTCTTTGTGGGCGATGCAAAGATAATGCAATGTAGGTTACGAATATTTATCCCCGTCGAAAAAGTGCCCATAGAAGCAACGATGATGGCATTCTTTTCCTTCTCGGTTAACTCACGGATCTTTTCTCTTTCCTCTGCCTCCACTGAACCAGAGACAAAGAAAACTTTCCGCTTTGGATCAGACTTACCCTGAATGGCTTTAAAGAGAGGTATTCCATGTTTTTCCACACGGTTATACAGAACAAGAGTATTACCATTTTGTGACAGTGCAAGATTCTGTATGAGGTTATTACGTGCAGAGTTGCTCACAATGAAATCAATCTCTTGAGCATAATCCATTTTTGTAGCTGCCTTTCTATTCTCATCATTATGCTTCAGAACCAAACAGACAATTTTACACTGAGCAAGGATATCAGAATCCATCAATGCCTTTGTTGTTGTGACTCGGTATACTGGTCCAAATGATCCAGTCAGAACCCATTCATGTATCTGTGAACCATCGAGTGTTCCAGTTGTACCGATTCGGTAAGAGGAATTCACAAGGCGTTCCATAATCGTTGTGAGACTCTTGGCCTTGAATAGATGTGCTTCGTCTCCAATGGTCATACCAAACTGAGTAAACCAAATGGGTGGGAGAGTAATTGCGGACTGCCAAGTGGTAACCACGACTCTCTGTGAGAAGTGATTCTTTTCCTTTCCCGAATAGATTCGGTGAACTTCTTTCTCTCCATCGAAGCCATCATCGGTAGAAGAATAATCACTAAAGTCTTTGTACATCTGTTCAACCAGAGACGTGGTAGGAACAACAATAAGAACCTTAGAGTCATGATTCTGCAGGAACCATCGGATCAGATGATATATGATCAATGATTTACCCGAACCAGTAGGAGAAATAAGAATGGCTCTTTTTGATTTTAAAGCATAATGAATTGCCTCGGTCTGATAATCATGTGGTACAATTGGTGCACCTCGTGTCGTGAGTTTCAACGTTTGCAGAAAGGCGGATATATCATCCGTGGTGACTTGTTTACAATCTGTAAAAATTGGATCAAGAGATAATTCATATTCACGAGATTCGGCAAACTCTGATACCATTTGGAGAAGGCCAAACGGAAGAGTTTGGTTTCTCATATTAAAGAGCCGAACCTTTCCATCCCACATCTTATTCTTGTATGAAGGCATGAACTTGTAACCCTCTGCAAAGAATGTAAAGAATTCGGATATCTCTTGGAGCACTCCAGAGTCCGAACACCGAAGCTGTATGTTTGCTTCGGACTGCTTTACGACGTGTATGATTGTTTTAGCCACCAGATGTAAACCTTAGGAAATCAATTGCATTCTTAATATGAGTGTGTCTCCATTTGATATTATCTATAATCTCCTTAAGTACCTCTACTGCGGTCAGGAGATAATCAAGCTTGGCTTTGAGTTTCATTACATCTGGATCAGAATCATAGAATATGTCTAGGTCTGACTTCAGTGGTTTTACCATACCGGCAAATGGATCATATGCCCATCCTAATTCATCCATCTGAACCTTACTCATCTTNCCATTGAACCAGAGCCACTTATTCTTTTTCAGTTCAACCATCTTCATCTCGGACTGCTTTACCATCATCTTGGAGGCAGAATATAGCTGAAGGTATTTTGCATGGAGAGCAGGAGACTTGATAGACGCATCATCAAGGCTCATCTTGTCCACTTTGGAATCTACATCCCACATTTGAATCACTTCGTCAATGTTAATCATGATATAGTATATATGGAACTTACAGAATCTGGAACCTATCGTATCGGAATGTCACATCAATCGACAGATAATCTATACCTTCCACCTGAGTATCAAACTGAACAGCCGATACCGAAACGGGAAATGCTGAAACAAACTTAATCTCCTTATTCTTGTTTGAGGAAGAATTAAAGATTTGAAGTATAATGTCCTCGTATGAAATAGTACCCGATGAATGGTTACCCTTAATCCAATTATAGAGTTCAGTATAGTTCTTCATGTTTTCATCCACGAGGATCTTAAATGTAATATCTTCATATTCAATTTTGTCTCCAGGGATATACATGGTCGCTCCTCGGACTCCAACTGCAGTCTGTGGAAGAGAGAAGCCAGGTAGTGGTGCAGATACACAAAAGAATTCAACATTCTCATACTTGGTTGAATTGATGACCAAACGAAATTTGGTAGGTGAAAGTAGATTGCGATTTGTGGTAAGTGTTCTTCCAGACATGTGAGTATTTATAAAGCAAAAAGGAGCTGCCCGAAGGCAGCTCCGAAATGTACAACCGAACTATACCTATTAGGTGTTCTGCTCGCCGACATTGATGCCGGTGATACCGAGCTTGCGGTAATAAGGATTGGTTGCGTCAGAGAGACCCTTGCTGTTTCCAGCGTAGGCTTCCACGAATGGATTTGCAACGATACCGTAACGGGTCTTGAACGCAATGGCAGGCTGGAATGTAGTTGGATCAACTGCACGAACCATCTGGAGAGGAACGTATGGGCAGTAGAAAATACCAGCATCATACTGGTTAGTTCCACGGAAACCAATGGTCGCATAGTCAGATACGGCATATGGATCAACGTAAACCTTGAGGCGTCCATTGAGAACACCGGCGAAGGTGTTACCAGTGTCATCAACATTCAGCTTGGTTGAAAGCGCAGTGGCATAGTCAAGCTGGCCAGAGGCCTGCAGGGCAGATGCAACATTGCTTGAACAGATAACGATGTTACCCTTGCCGCGACGTGTGCGCTTGGCAATGGTGTTAGCTTCCTGTTCGAGTTTGAATGCCAGGGACTTGAACTTCTCGGCAGCCCAACGACCGTCGGCATCAGTGGTAAGACTGAATGAACCAGCGGACTGAGCGGCAACGTTGATGGTGTTGATCACTTCACGATTGATTTCCGCGAGGATTTCAGTTGTGAGGATGTTGGCGAGCTCGGTCTCGGCATCAAGACCGTGAACGGCCTTAAGGTCCTGAGCAAGTTCCAGAGTGTATCCGGACTTGAGCTGGCGAGTCTTGGCAACGACCGATGAACGGACGATATCAAAGCCCATTTCTCCGTTAATGTTACCTTCACCGACAGCGGTGGTGATACCATTTACAGGAGTTGATTGACGAACACCACCAGCAGAGAACGAGGTGTTAATTTGATTTGCACCAACGAGACCGGTAACGAAGGCGTCGGATTCAGATGTTCCGGAATCAGGACGATACTTGGGCTGCATCGCGAAGATGAGACCAGTAGGAGCCTTCATTGCCTGAACGCCAGCAACGTCGAAGGCAATGAGGTTAGGCATTGAGCGACGAACGAGGGAGATGAGGATAGGATCGAAACCGTTAGCGCCGGAGATACCTGAAGTGGTTCCGGTATTGTTACCTTCGTTGAGGGCCTGCTGTTTCTGAGATTCAGCGGTGTTTTCGAGCAGCTGAGCAGTGATGCTCGCGCGATAGTTATCGNTGATTTTTGGGGCGTCCTCGTGATTGAGAACTGGTGCCCACTTTTCTGTTAAGTTTTGCATGTTAGTATGGGATTTCTCTCTTAGGCTTGCTTTGTTAATTTACCAACGCGAGAGAGTGCATTGACATAAGATTTCATTTCAGCTGGAACGTGTTGTTCTTTGCTGGTGGTTTTACCTTCATTCAGGACGGATGTTAAGACACCTGTTCTAATAGAAGATGTTGATGACTTGAAGTATGACTCCTTGATTGTCTTTACCTTAGCGGCAAAGGCCTCTTCAGAGAAGAATTCAATATCAGATGTGAGAGAAGATAAACGCTCGGCTTGTGTATCGGCAAGACCTGTGGAGGCCTCAGCGATGATTGCTTGACGTTGGAACTTTTCGAGTTTCTTGTTTGCTTCGGTAAGGGATGCCTGAGAAGCCTTTGTGGACTCTTCAAGTTTAGATGCCTTACTTTCTAGCTCGGAATAAAGGTCACGTTTTGCAACGGGAACCTCTACATAGTTTTCAACGAAGACCTTCTTGAGAGAAGAAATAAAGCTCTCGGCAAGTTCGGTGCGGAGACCGGACTCAACTGCAACTTTGTTCTCTTCCATCCATGTTGCGACAACGTAGTCGAGATATGAATCAACCTTTTCGGTGATCACCTCTGCGGCTTTGTTGACACTCTTGTGAAGGTTATTCTTGAATGACTCTTCCAATTTCTTCTTTTCAGAAGCAATCTTTGCAGTCACTGCAGCCTCGAAAATGACGGCAGCCTTGGATTTGTAATCCTCGGTGAGTCCTTCTCCAGCGGCTTCAAGAGCCTTGACATCTTCAGAAAAGTCGTATGACTCTTCTTTGTCNTCATCGTCCTCTTCCTCGTCTTCAGATTCAGCCTTCATTGAGACGACCTCTTCCTCGGTATCAGATTCGGCCTTCTTTTCAGAAACCTCTTCTTCGCCCTTGGTATCAGTCTTCTTTTCAGAGACCTCTTCTTCCTTATCCTCTTCTTTCTTTTCTGTTACTTGTGAATCTTCCTCATTGACCTCACCATCTTTTGGATGGGACATCTCGTCGGAATCTTTCTTTTCAACCTGTTGTTCCTCTTCGGTAGAGCCTGAGGTTTCCTCAAGTTCTTCACGAAGAAGTTCCTCAAGCGTGACATCTTCAACAAGTTCGAATTGTTGTGTTTGTTTTGACATGATTATTTTCCTTGTGTTAGACTTAGAGAGGAAACTCGAGTGATCGAGGTTTCAGTCTCATGATTATCAATGCTGTTCTGCAATCCCATAGTATAAAAATTGTTTAGACGTAGATACTGTCTACAATCTTCTTGTTGGCAAACTTAGATTTAATCTTGAAGGTATATACCTTATAGTTTCCCTCTTGTTTCATCTTCAGAGATTTTGGAACATATGCCTGCTCTTCAGCTTCAACTTCTTCACCACCATCATCGTTAGTGAGACCTTCCTTTTCAAGCTTGGCAATGGCCTTTTCCATCTGATCTACTTTTTTATAATCAGAACTGAGAATTACGCTTTGCAGGAAAGCCATAGGACCGTCTGACATGATGTCATTAAAGACGTTGCCTTTTTCTTTCTGGGGAAATAAACCAGAATCAAGAGAACCGCGGCCGCGGTCATCGACCTCAAGACGCATTTCATCTTTGGCAAGAGGTTTTTCTGCTTCGGTGGGAACAGGTGCTTCAGAGATAACAGAGGCAGCTGCCTCGGCCAGTCTGTTGATTTTAACTATGTCGTTTTCTAGGATGTTCATGTTAGTTATTTGGCCGAGACTTCACGAAGGAATTCAGCGAATAGATGAGCTTTAGTTTCGGCAATCTGCGAAGTGCTCATTTTCTTCAAACGCGTTTTGGCCTTATCTGCAGCAACTGCAACAATCTTGTTGTTCTGAAAAAAGTATTCCATACCTTCCATGATACCGTTCACAAACGCACCAGGGGCAGATGGATCTTGTACAATGTCAATCGTTGAAAGAATAAAGTCATCTTTCACAACCGAGTAACCTTCCTTCTGGTCAACAGAACCCATACCGCGAGATGAAACACCAAGTTTCACACCACCCTCAACAAGACCCTTTACAATCTTGCCCATGGGTGTATCGAGGATCAAAGCTCTTCCGCATACGTCGGAACCTTCAAACTTAAGCTCGGTAATACGGTGAGAAACTTTGTCAAGGTTAATTGAAGGACCTTCGGGGTGATTCAGTTCTCCAACTGCACGGCCAGTCTC